TATTGGCATTTTCATCTTTCGAATAAACGTGTATCAAAGGTTTGATAATAAAATTGGTCAGTTGCTTTGCTCCTTTGTCTCCCATATGGAAATAAATACCGGTATGCTGAATACCATCTTTTTTGGAGTCAAATCCAAGCGTATAAAACTTTTCTTTATTGATCCATGATGGCAATATAGACTCCTGATCCTGTTTCCTTTCCTCTAGTATCACTCTCTCTTCGATCAAACTCTCAACACGTTTTGTTAACGTTCCGAGTTTCATTTTTTTAGCTTTGGATATTCGCTCGATATAGCTTTCGCGTAAATAGTCAGATTGCTCAAGGGAAATCGTCATTGCGATATCGGCCAATGCCTGATCCTTCAAATGGATATCGTCCTTCGCATGATCCAAAAGATACATCGCTTTCCACATCACACCATCTTGAGTATGGTTTTCCAACCACTCCTCAATAGGATTTTTACGGCCTTCCAATCCTTTTACAGGCATCTCACCATCTTTCGGAAGCAGTTCACTACCTAAGACTTTACACAACGTATCCGGATCGTCCTCTTTATCGGGACGCGCTACATTCACACGAAGACCCGCTGATATCAGGATATCGATTGACTTTAAAGTAGCCTTATGCCCTGCATCGTCACCATCAAAGAATATCGTTACACTTTGACAGTGACGGGCAATCTTTTGGGCGTGACTCTCTGTTAAAGCGGTACCACATGAAGCTACGGTATTACGAATTCCCATTTGGTGCATCATAATCACATCAAGGTTCCCCTCTACCAGTACTGCAAACGTTTTCTTACGAATCTCCTGTTTTGCGAACCAAAGCCCGAATAAAACCTCTTCCTTTCTGTATAGTAAAGAGGTTTTAGAATTTATATATTTTGGAGTCTCCTTCTTACCATCATCGTTTTTTCTGCCGGAAAAAGCAATTATTTCACCCCGATCATTATGGATAGGGAAAATGATCTTGTTGATAAACGTGTCATAAACGTTTCCATTTTCGTTCTTTTTTACCAAACCAAGTTCTTCAGCAATTGCATATTGGCCGTTGTTTAACACATGTGGAGTGATTGATTTCATGGAATCTGGAGAATACCCGATCTGCCACTCCACAATTGTATCCATGGAGAGTTTTCTATGCTCCAAAAGATATGTTACTGACCAGTGGTTGATCGGCAAACCAAGAATATTATTAGTCCAGGACTTTTGAACGAACTTGTTAAGGTCAACCATCGTCGCACGTTTTTCCTTAACCTCCTTATCCTCTTCATTGGTAAGCGTCTCCTCGACTGTCATTGAATATTTGGCAGCGAGTTTATGTATCGCATCCGGAAACTCCAGCCGGCCATTCTCCATCAAGAAAGTAACCACATTACCTCCAGCACCACAGCCAAAGCACTTGTACATTTGCTTAGAAGGGCTAACCACAAAAGATGGTGTGTTTTCTTCGTGAAAAGGACAACATCCCTGGAAGTTAGATCCTTTCTTCTTCAATGTCACTACTTCGCCAATTACATCTTCTATTCTAGTGGCATCTAATATTTTATCTATACTTTCTTGAGTTATCATGGATTTTTAATTGAATTATAATTGCAAGCATTTTAATGAGGAAAATGATCATGTTATTTGATGATGACTTTTAAATTTCTTCCAGCCAGTACGTATATCGCTCTGCTAAAACTTCAAGTACCTTTTCAGTCACTTTAATATATGTACTGGCACCAGCTGTTGATGATACAAAACAAGATATGTACTCTGCACCTAGCTCTGGTAATCGATCATTAACCATTACCTGTCTATAATATTTCATACCATCCGAAAGGAAGGTATTGTCAACTTTCCTCAGCTGGCCAATTGATTTTAGACCAAAGGGCTTTTTACAACAATTACAGTCTCCAAAATTAGTTGTAATGAAATTCTTAGTTTGCTTATGTTTTACACTTACGATTCCATTTTTGCATGAATTGCAGTGATAATTTTCAATTGTAGTACTACTTGCCATTTTCTCGACTATTTTTATAAATCCTACTTTCTTTAATATTTTCCGTCCAAAAACGCTTCGTTGCTACGTATGCACCAGCGACTAACATGATGTAGGCCATCAATATAAAGCCGAAAGCAAACGGATCATTCATAGCGAAGTTTCCTGCCACCATTTTATAAATACCATAAGTTCCGCCTAGAACGCCTATGATGTTCATGAGCGCAAAACAAATTTTTGCTAAACTTTTCATAATGTCTGGTTAACTTATTTGTTTATATTTTTGCTTTTAACAAACTTACCATCAAGCAATTCAATAAATTGCTCTTTAATATATTCATAAGGTTGACCAGTGATCGTGGCTACAGCCCGGAAAATCTTCTTCTTCTTACTGTTACTTAATGCGATCGTCGAGGTCCGATTGAGCAGCGCTTCCATCTTTTCTATATCGAGCTTCTGTCCCAAGCTTTTTCTTTCGAGATCTTCGATCCTCTTCTTCAGACCTCGTATCAATTGAGCTTTATTCTCCTCTATCTGTACATAATTTCCGAACTCGTAGACCATTGCAACGCTCAACAACTTTGTCGCATGTTCGAATCCTTTTGCATAATCCTCATTAAAATCATTTTTGATTTCATTGGAGCCGATATGTTTGATCTTAGTGTATATCCTTGAAAGTCTAGCTTTGATATCCATTATTGTCCTCTCCTTTCAATTTCAGCATCGATGGCCATTGTAAGCATATCGCGGAGCATTGTAATTTCTTGAATATTTGTATCTGCAAACACCTCATGATCCCAGTTTCCCATTGAAGTCTGCATCTGTAATTGACTAAGATCATTGCTGATTCTTACTTGGAAGATGCCTTGACCATCTTCACTCTGAAATACGTGCTCGTATTCGTTTTTTATAATTTCCATTTAAGTTGTAATTATCCTTTTTTTACCGATAGTTTATACCTCCTGTCTCTTATCTTCTGGAGCATTTCCTCCGTAGCATATTTTTCTAAGTTTTTTCCTCCAACCGAGCACCTGATACCATTTTCCTCAGAATATAGTATGTGCACATATTTTCCTTTTACTAACCTACCTGACTTAGTCATCAATTTCTCCAAAGAAATCACGTTGGCCCCTGGCTTCTGAGCTCCCTCACACAATATTTCGATACTGCTCAAATAACCTTTTGATCCATTAATTTGAATGGAAAATTTATTTCCGGTTTCGCGATAACAGTATTGGCAAACAAGTCCCATAAAGTGTAATTGCTCGAGATAATGCAATTCGAACTTCATTAATAGATATTCTTCCATTTACTTCCTCCTTTTCCTTTTGTAAGTACTATTTTGCTTCCCGTCTAACCATAGCATAAAGCATAAGGCGATAACAGTTATTAAAAAAATTAGAAAATGCATTGTTATTCCTCCGTCATTTGAACGTCCAAACAATATTCAGCGAACTCGTATCTTTCAAACTCCTTCAGCTGAATTCCATAAGTTTTCCCGAGTGGGACAAAGCCTTCATGATCATTGAAACTTCGGATAATTCCATTTAATGAATAGTTTGCTGAGGCGGATATTTGGAAAATGCGCAGCGCATACTTTTTTACAATTTCAGAAATGATATCGGCTTCTTTATCCCAATCCCAATCGAAGAAGGTCAAAGCCTGCATAGCGATTTCTTTAGTAAAAATTTCAGTGTCTACCTCAATGATGCAACTGGCATCACCGCACTGGTAGTCAAACTCGTAGGTTCTTTTAGACATAATTAACTTTCAAAATATGTGAGGCCTGGACGCCATTGGCTATAGCCAACAGAACATTTTGGGTATTTTTTGCGCAGGCGCCTAAATTCAGCTGTTTGTTCATCGAAAGTTTCGTGGGATACTTTAACCCTTGCCACTAGTGCCATTTCAGGATAATTATGACATTCAATGATCTGCTGAGCTTCATCTTCTTCTACCACTTGGACTCCAAAACCTTGGTGACCGTGCTTATTCAATAATTTGGCCTGTGCTTTTCTTAAATAGAGATCTGGCAAATCGGTGATATTCAAATAATCGACAAACTTCCCATTCTTGCTAGCTACTAACCATTTCTTCATATCACCTCCTCAAAATAATCCAACTTAAAACCTTCTTCCTGATAGTGGCAATAATGTGCAAGCGAGCAATTGTTTTGAAACTTTTCGGATAGGCGTTTCTTTTCTTGCTCGATCTGGAGCTCGTCCAAATGACGGACATCAACCCGGGCAATAACAGTGTACCGAACATATACCTCAATAAAAGATACCTCTACCATTTCTGGGTACTTCCTTTCTAAACTCCTTGACTTCGCACGATTTAAACCCATGTCGTAAGCCAATTTTAACCCTTCGAAATATCCGATGGACAGATCACCATTTAGCGACCAATTAATAATTCTTGTTTCCATTCTATTCTTCTATTATTATATTTTACTTTAATCCCTGACCTGATCAGGACACCGAAAACTAAGGGCGAATCAAAGAACGTTTCAGGTCGTCTTGCCCCGTGCTAATTCTATTTTAGATCATTAAGGTTAATCTCCCTGATTGCAAATGGACGTGTCCATCGACTCCTTTTCATTCCTTCAGTCTTGAGCAAAAGCTCAAAGGCGGGATGCTTATAACTTGATTTACCTGTAGTTCTCATCTCCTCCCAGTTTACGATCTGAGCTGAGCTTAACCTGATATTAAGCACATCATACTCTTTTAAAGGAAGATCAACTTTGCCGGAAAACAATCCTCCTGAAAATGATTGTTTCGTACCTACCAGCTCTTTATACTTTTCTGGAATTATCATTATTTATAATTTTAAAATTGATTCAAATACCATCTGCACCAGTTGAAAAGGCAGACAATGACGGATATATAATGCTCATAAAAGCGTGATTTAGGACTAGGTGCGATTTCCATGATCTCCGATTCCAACATAATTACTTTTTTCACCAATGTTTTGAGGGAATCCTTTTCGTAATAGGTTCGCAGCACAAAATCAATTTTTCTCAAAGCAATATCTTGTCGTGTAGTCATGTGAACAGAAAGCGCATACTGTCTCTGCTTCATAAACTTTGCGAGAACATCTTTGATAAAAACTCTTTGACGTATCGACCAAATGTTGACAGCCTGCTGATTTGAGTAAAATTTAACAACCTCGTCCTTTCTATGGCATAGCGCAGGATATTTTAATATCACCTCGCCGCGTGACCTGTCAATTGTTGCGTTAATCATGGCTATTTAGGTTAATGGTTAGACAAAGGTTACAGCTGGAGCCGGTGAAACGAATGCTGTGAATTTTCCGATCACACATCCCGGATGAAATTTTTGAAGATTGTCCAGAGCTCTTTTCTTTCTGCCTCTAGAAATTCCCGTGATATCAATACGAGCAACAACGATTTCATTTTTCCAGCAGGTCACTATGGATAGAGTCTCCTCTTTAGGACTAACTTTTAAGCCTTGCTGAGTAGCTTTCTTTACCAGCTCATGCATTTCATTGAGACATTTCGAAAAGTCTTTGTGAGATTGGCCATAAACTATGATCCAAGCATAGTGATCATTTGAAAGTTCTATTTTCATTGGTTTTTATATTAAGTTCTTGTCTTTAGCAAATAGGATCATTTCGTATTTTTTGAAGAAATTCCCCTTCTGCTGTATATTGGTTATATGAGAGTTTACGGTATGCTCCGATATTTCCATGATGTCGGCAATTTCTTTGTTCAACTTTCCCTTGGCCACTAGCTTTAATGTCTCCAGTTCACGCTTTGTCAATTCTCCGTTTTCGACTTTTAAAGTCGTGCAGATCCTACCTTCATATTTACAAGTACCACGCTTTCCGCAGTCAAAATATTCAGCGTATCCTATAGTCCCATTTGTATGGATATCGGGTTCCGTGTCGTACTTGCCAAATCTGCAGAAAATGTAAAGAGCGATCATTTCCTCTTTATCAGTCACATTCCAATCGCGGATATCAAGAATAACTTCCGGATGCGCAGCCATGTCTTCACAAACGATATCGATCGCTTCCTGAGGAAAATCTCCCCATATCCAAACTTTTCCGGCATGCGTGCACTTCAGAACCTGATCACGATTCGACCAGAAGAATTCGTAACCGTTATCTTCGATCCCAGCAGGGAGCTCTTGATTAATGACATTTAATCGTATCATGGCAGAGTCACCTACACTAACAAATCAATTTTTGTTGCCAGCGCATCAATTCTGTTGCGTTTATCAATCGCTAGTTTTAATGCGAACTCAATTACTTCAATATTTTCAATCTTTCCATCAAGAATTCTTGACACAGTGCTTTTACTAATATCAAATTCCTTAGAAATAAGCTCATACGCTCCTTTAGGAAGACATTTTTTAAGTATCGTTAAGCTAGTAGTACTTAATTGCGATTTTTCAACTTGAAGATTCATATTACTTTTGTGTTGCTATTACGCAACAAATATGCAACACAAATATTGATTTTGCAACACTTTTCGTAAAATAAATGCAACAAAACATGTTGCAAATTTGCAACATGATTAAAAGTAGAGGTGAAATATTGAGAAAGGTCTTTGAGTCAGAGGGTGTTAACGTATCCAAGACGGCGAAGAAAATGAATATAGATCGTGCTACAATTTATCGACATTTCTCGGATCCTGATCTATCATTAGATTATATTATTAAGTATGGTAGAGCAATAGACTTTGATTTTTCGAAGTATTTTCCGGAGTTGTTACAAATTGTTCAAGAACCCGAAATTCAAAAGAAGTCCCCTAAGACATATGCTGACTTAGAACACGATGTAGAGTATTGGAAGGACAAATATATTCAGCTCTTAGAGCAATATAACCAGATAATCAGTAGTAAGCTTTTCGAACTAACTAACAAATAGCAATATAAATGAATGTAAAAAATAAACTCATTCTGGTAATACTAATCTTAAGTGGATGTGGAAAAAATGAAACTAAGCCCGATAACGAGGAACAACTATATTCTAAAAGTATCACATTTACAACAAACATTTCCTCTTCAGAGTTTGAAGTTGTAAATACTGAAACAAAGAGAACAGTCATTAAAAAAACTGATCTGAAACCAACATCTCAAATATCAGAAGTTGGGGGGGTAAGGTTTGTTTATAATGAAACTTTAAAGGTCAGATCCGGAGAAAACCTAAGAATAGTTTTACCTTATCATCAATCTCGTAAATATATAACAGTTTCAGTTGTTGGTGGTGATTTTTCAGGCATGCAAACGTTAATAACTGATAATATTCAATATCTCGATTTTAAAATGGCAACTAAACTTTACGATTAATCGCATGGAATTTTTATATGTTATTATTGCTATTATTTTTCTTGGACTATTATGGGCATATACTGCTGGAGCTTTTGACAGGACGGAAAAAAAAGGATCATTTTCCAAATTCTTAAAAGAGGTTGAGGGTAAAGAAAAGCCATTGAGAGGTGAAAAAGATTTAGAGTCCTTAACATTAAACGCGAATATTGAAGCATACATCAATAACGAAATAGATCCAGGTTCGTTTGATATTAAATTTAATACTCGATTCCCTGTTCCAATTGATTTTCATGAACTAGAATTTACAGTAATAGATTTCGAGACTGCAAATAAAAATCCATTAAGCGCAGTCAGTTTAGGAATTGCTCATTTTAAAGGACAAAACCTTCTAGATGTAAAAGAATTTCGATTAGAGCCAATTATCAAACATCCTTGGGAATTCGAACATATCCATGGAATTTCGATTAATCAATCTAGAGAGTATTTATCGTTTGAAATGCAGTGGGAATCAATTAAAACTCATTTGGACAATAGGCTTTTAGTAGCTCATAATGCTGAATTCGATATAAATGTTTTGAAGGAAACCGTTTCTTTTATAAAACAAAAGCTTACCAATATAAAAGTTGTATGCACTTACAAGCTTGCGAAAAGATTTATGAAATATGAATCTAGCTATAAACTGGAAAATCTTTGTAGAGATAACGGAATTCCCTATTGGAATCATAAAGCAGCTTACGATGCTGTGTCTGCGGGTATATTATTTATGCATGCGATGTCTCAGGCTCCCAGCGGAGCCGTGTCTGATTCTGCTATGAATGGAAAAAGGGTTGCTATTAAATAAATTCTAATGATTAGGCTTTCGCCTAATCATTGGTTACTTTGATTAGAGACTGGGCTTTCTCTATTAAGGCCATCTCCGCCAGTATTTTTTTTTGAACCTGATCTCTATGTTCACAAGTAGGGATTGTTTGTAGCTGGCTCATCATACAAATTAAGGATTTTAAAGCTTTCACCCTTCTTTCACTACATGAATAAGGATTTCTTTCAATAAAAGTTCTTGGTGGCGGTGGTGGATTGGCTGAGGTAGGAATTTGGCTGTGCGATTTAACTTTATACCAAAGTTTCTCGTACTCATTTCTCCAATAATAACTTACATAAAGAAGTAATGCAATTATTGCAGACACCGTAATAATAATAATTTCTTGTTTTTCCATAAAGCTAAATTATGGCGTACTCAAAAATTAAAAAACGACAAAATTTCAATTATATGAACGAAGATGAAGAATACGAAGGAAATAAGGTAAGGATCACATTTGAGATCGCGGCTCCTTATTCTACCATTCAAGAAGAACTGGATGATTACATCAGCGATATTCGAGAATTGGCAGAAGTAAGAGGATTCAAAGTGCTACCGTGCACAAATGGCACTACCGACTTATAACTAATTGATTACATGGGCCTAGGTACAGAACTGATTGGCGTACTTAAAAGCTCCTTTGTATGACACAAAGGAGCTTTTTTTATACATCAAATTCAAAATATCCACGATACATACGCAAGCTTGAACCTATCTCCCCTTCTCATTTTTAAATTGCCCTTATTATTTCCTCACAAACTCTCCTACGCGTTTATCTTTAATGACTCCCGACCAGTTTAAACCATAACCAAAATCGTAGGCATGTCCTGCTTGATCAACATAGACTTCCATGTCAAAAGGCACGTCCTCAGCTTGTTTCTCAACTGTAGCCATGTTTGCGGGCATTTGAACAGGCAATAGACCGGAAGGTTCGTACTTTCCAAACATAACATCCAATACAGCCTGTGTTGATACACCAAAATTTAGGATAATACCTGATACCTCCTTTTCAAACTCGGCAAATACCATGGGCTTGTTTGCTGTCACAGACACCAAAATAGGTTTCCCCTTCATCAAATCCTTCGTATCCAATACCGTTTGAAGATCCATCACATTCGCAGCAGTCACCATTTTATTCTTATAAGACCTATTCTTAATCGATGGATCGATTATAGGATCACCTGCGGCAATACTCTCCGTTCTTGCATCTGAGGCTGTATAAGTGCCATACTGCAAGGAAATCGGAACATAGCCATTTCCACCATTCTTGCGATCTCTTTCGCTATATCCACCTTCGGAACTGATCGGGCTCTGTACAAAAACGACTGCAAGGTCAGCTTCACTAGGGTTATCGGTTAAATCTGCATATTTCCGCAAGAGATCAATATTGACAGGGTATTCCAATCGTGCCGGTGTATAGTTTCCCCACCAATCTTTCATTGCTGCACTATACATCTTCGGAACATAAACTTTCTTCCGTCCACGAATAGGCAATTGCTGATCACTATTCTTTAGTAAAACAACTGACTTCACCTGTGCCTCGTAGCCCTCCTTCATATAGAGCGGATTTCCAACGGTAGCTTGGCTCTGCTTGACATCCAAATAGGGATTTTCAAATAGTCCTACTCGGAAAATATTCAACAGAAGCCTTCTGGCAGAAGCCTCGAACCGTTGCCGCATAAAATTCTGTCCGTGCTCTTTCACGCCCAATTCATAAGCGGCCAATACAGGAGCCTTATCGTTATTGCCACC